TGTCAACGCCGGCGTCGTCGGCTTCCCGGTTGCGGGTGGCGGTCCGGTTGGCTTCGTTGTTGCCCTTCTTGCCACCGTCGGGCTCATCGAGGGGTTCGCCGATGGGGACGGCGCCGACCTGCTCGGCCATTTCGGGGGTCATCATGGCGGTGGTTTCCATGTAGCCGACGTAGTAGTGGTATTCCTCGAGCTTCTGCGGGGCCCGGGGCTCGCTGTCTCCGCTTCCGCCGCGCAGTAGTCCGGGGCGGTCCTTGGGGTTCTTGTCGTCCTGGGTCATGGTTGCTCCTTGGAAGAATGGGGCCGTGTCGAGCAGGGGGCGGCTTTGGTGGCTGTCGCCGCAGGCCGCCCCTTCTGCTCCACAGATGCGGCAGTAGACGTTCACTTTTTGCCGAGGCTGGCGCGGACGAAACAGTCTTTGGCCTCGAGGAGTTTCCGTAGTCCGGCGGTGACTTCAGGCCCGGGTGGCAGGTGGCGGACCATTGTTTGGGCGACGTCGGCGCAGACGGCGGATGTTTCCCGCATGGCGGAGCCGGCGGGTAGATGGTCGTAGGAGAAGTAGTCGAGCAGGGCTTGGGTGTTCGGGTGGGTCACGGCAGGGTGATCTTCACGAAAGCCGACGGACGCATAATGGCGAAAGCGGCTCGCATTTCTGCGAGGATTGCGACGAGGTTCCTAACGAAGAAATCGGCATGAGAATCTGTCGCCGTCACTGTGGCCTGTTCCCGGTCGTAGACGACGCCGTAATTCCAGGCGGCACACCATGCCGTCTTCGGTGCGACAGCCTCCGACTCGATAACCGGCAAACCCCATAGACGCTTGTCGGTCAGCGCGAATGGTCCGCCGCCGTAGAAGTCGCCGTTGACGTTGCGCAGAAGTTCGACTTCCTGCCAGTCCATCGGGTTCATGACATAGGCGGTGGGTGTCGCGCGTCCGCCGATGCGAACCTTTGTCCGGGCGATGCGGGTGATGTCGAGTGCGTCCTGGGCGCCGGCTGCGGTCTGGGTTTGGATGCCGGGCGTGTTGTTGAGCCCGAGGAAGTGCTCGCCGGTGCCGTTTCCGTTGAGGAGTTCGTCTTCGAGTTCCTCGTCGAGGCCGTACCGCAGGAACGAATCGATCATGGTGCGGATCTGGGCAACGTCAGCCAATGCCCGCTTGGTGATCGGCATCCAGTGCGCAATATTTTTTACTGTCGTCGAATCGCGCTGGAATTCGAACGAGGATTCGGGCTTGACGCCACCCAATGCATCAGTAACGGTGGTGCCGTCGATCTTCGCCGACGACTTCGCCTCAGGCACGACGGAGGCGTTGTTAACGGTGTTGATCATCCGGACGTAGTCGATGGTGTCGGTACCCGTCGAACCCTGCGTGAACAGGGCCCGCACCGACAGGGGCCGCTCGTAAAACGGCGCCTGCAAGCCCAGGTGCTGCGGGTTCAGGGTGACACCGGCGGAGACGGCGTGGTTGCCGGAAGTCAGCAGCGTCTTCATCGACCCGATGTGGACCGGGCTGGACTGCACCCGGTACTTCTCGCCGAAGGAGCCGTGCGGCACCGAGGACATCAGGGACTTGAACTCGGGCGAGTCGGTGAACATCTGCCCTGCAGTGCGGTCCTTACTGACCGGGCCAGGCGGGGGGGTGTCGTCGTTGTCGTCGTCGCCCAGGCCGAGACCCCCACTGAGGTCGGTCATCTGCTTACGGAAGGCGTCCTCGCGGGCGGAGCTGTTAGCCAGGGCGGTGGCCTTGTTCATGTGGGCGTCGATGGTGTCCCGTTCGACGTCGGTCAGGTCACGCTCTTCAGTTTCGACGGTGGTGAGGATGGCCTTGGCGGCGTTTGTTTCCGCCAGGATCGCGGTGCGGATGCTGTTACGCATTATTTCCTTCGTTCTCTCGTGACCTGGCGGTCAGCTCGGCGAGATCGGCCAGTTTTCGGCGCAAAAAAACCGCCCCGGAAGGGCGGTAGGTGGTGCTGGTGGACGAATCCGGAGGTGGGTCGTCAATAGGGGGTGGGGTGTGTTTCGCGGAGATCAGCTCGGTGAGGGGGTTCATGCCGAGCGGGGTCGGCCCGACTTCGTGGAGGAAGACGTCGAGGAGTTCGTTGGCGGTGTCGTCCTTGGAGCGTTGTTCGTTGATGACGTCGTAGGTGAAACTGAACTGCTTGACCCGGCGGCGTTTCATCAGGTGCCGGACTTGGGCGCCCATGCCGAAGTCGTCTAGCTGGCCTTTGATGTACAGGCCGCCGTTTTCCTGGACCCAGTTGTTGGCCCAGGTGGGAATCGCTTTGGAGCCGCCTTCGAGTTCCTCGGCGTCGATAACCTCGCCGATGTTCATGTTGGGGTCATCGAGGCGGTGGGACCAGTAGACGGGGATGGGGGCGTCAGCTTTCGACCAGTGCTCTAGCGAGTTTTTGAAGGCGCCGGGGCGGACTATGTCGCCGCCGTGGTCCCGGTTGTTGAAGACACTGACGACGGCTTCGAAGATCCCGTCGTCGGCCTTTTGCGTCACCGTCGCCGGCATCGTTTTGAATTTCATTGGCCACTCCCGACAGGTTTCTTCGGTCCGGGGGGTTTTCCGTTGGAGGCTTCGTTGGACGGGTTGTTGGGGGCGGTGTCGCGGGGTGAGGCCAGGCCGCCTTCGGTGACATTCAGGGGGGTGATGAGTTCTTCGGCTTCTTTGAGGTCGGACAGGTTGTAGAGGGCGCGGCCTTCGTTGCGGGTCATCCAGGGCCCGCCGACGGAGGCGGAGATGGCGGCGGCTTGGGCTTCAAACGAGCCCTGCATCTTCGCCTTGAGGTTGAACTCGACGTAGGTCTTCTCGGCGCCGGACGGGTCGACGTCGGGCAGGAGCTGCAGTTCGATGTCCTGCTGCAGCATTTCGAGCAGCGGCCCTAGCGCGTCGGCGTACAGCATTTGCCGCAGCTCGGAGAGTGAGGACTGGGTGGCGTTCTTGGACAGGCCGACCATGGAGGGGTCGATGTGGTAGGCGGAGGCGACCTCTTCGCGGGTGAGTTGCCGGCCTTCGGCGTACTGGGCGTCGCGAGGTGTGATGCCACCTTCGTGCCAGGACATGCCGTCTTCGAGGATGGGTGTGCCGCCGGCGGCCATGTCGGAGGAGTAGGCACCCCAGTCGGTTTTGAACCGGTTCCGGGCGGTGTCGGACCAGCGTGGTGCCTTTTCGGGGCGGGTGATGTAGCCGGAGATCCGGGCCCCGTTGCGCCACATCTGTTCCCGGTAGGTGGCGGCGGCGGTCTCCTCGGCGAGGATTTGCCGCAGGGTTTCGATCGGTGACCAGCCGTCTGCCGGGTTGTCCGGGTTGTAGCCGTAGAAGTGGACGACCTGGTCGGGGTCGATGTCGCGGGTGCCGCGGGAGCCGGTGATCCGGTACTTGTCGGGGAAGTAGATGTTGGGGCCGACGGGTTCGATGAACCGGCGGGGCATGGGCAGGACCCCGTTGGCGCCGTCGGCTTTGCCTTTGACCCAGAACGCGGAGTTGAAGATGGAAAACTCTTGGACGGTCCAGTTGATCAGCCGGTATTTGGTCCACTTGGAGCCGGGCCACGGGTTGTTGAGCATCTTCGACAGTGGATGATCGCGAACCTTTTTCCGATCGGTTTCGCCGGTGCGTTCGAAAACGTCCAATCCGAGTTGGGCGACGTTGCGGGCCCGGAATTCGATGACGGTGCGGAGGGCGGGTTGGGTTTTCCACATTTGTTCGTAGGTGCGGTATTGCTCGGCGCCGATTTGCATGTAGGAGGGCATGGCGTAGCCGAGCATGGACGGGGCGGGTTGGGCCCGCTTGATGGCACCTTGGGTCAGCACGAAAGGCACCCCGTACTCCTTTCGGGTGACTAGGTGACGGGCGTCTTGGCGGGCGCCGTCTGCAAATACAAAACCTGGTCGCGTTCGATGTAGATGTTCCCGTCGAGGCGGGTGGGTTCGGCGCCGGGCGAGTACATGGTGCAGTCGGACAAGACGATGAGCGGCCCGGACTTGCGGATGAGGACGCCGTCTACGGCGGTGCCTTCGAGGAGGTTGACAAGGACCCGTTCATAGACGGGCCAGCGGGAGAGCATGTCGGGTTGCTCCAAATGGGTGACAGGATTTGCGGTGCCCGGGTGGTGCATTGCATGCTTTGTGCCGGAGCCAGTTCAGGAGATACGGCCACCCCACAGCGGCCCGTTCTCCAGCGATTAGCCCCTCACGGCGGGCCCCTCTTTCATGAAGCGTTAGAGGGTCCCGTCCGGCGCGCGGTGGAGCAGTGGTAGCTCGTCGGACTCATAATCCGGAGGCCGCCGGTTCGAATCCGGCCCGCGCAACGAGGAGACCGTCCACACCCTCCGCCGATCACTCAGCCCGGTCCGGAGGGGCCAGCGGTGGGCGGTCTCCTGCAGACCCGACGTTGAGCCGTTGGGAAGGGGAAATCACGGCAGTGCCGTGTCATTTAGGGGCGCGGCGGCTACCGGAAGACGCAACCGCAGGCACCGTCTTCCGGCCCGCCGCGCATCCTAAAGAGATCTTGGGGCCTGGACAGCCGGAGAAGAACCGGGGCGAGTGCGCTTGGGCTGGTTGGGCGCACTGGGATGCCACTCTCGCCCCGGTCGCCCCACATATCGAGCGCGGACCTGGGTGCGGTCTTGCGCGTATGGGGGGTGCCGTCGGTCCATAGACCACCGGGGATCGCCCTGGGCCGGAGTCTTCGGTGGGCTGTTGCGGCAGGTCGATGGCACCCCCGCCACTAGCTGAGGGCGTCGCTGGGTTGGAGCCAATGTTGGGTCCGGCTCGTGCCTCCCCGCCGCCTGGCGGCGCCCTCACTCAAATGGCGTACAGGTGGCGCGCAGTAGCGGCCTCGTCATCTACGGTGGAGGGGTGATAGTGGACCAATACACCACCTCGCGGCGGCTTTACCTGGCCATCAGCGGATTCATCGGGGTGTTCCTGCTGACGGCGGGGATGGCGGGGCTGTTGTTCGCCTTCAGCAACGATGGACTCCTGATGACCTTCTTAGGCCTGACCCTGTGCATCGGCACCGTGTACATCGCCGTGAACACCCCGCGGCGGCGCCGGTGACCGGGGCTAGTGGTGAGACCAGTCCGGCCCTGCTCGGCACCCTCATCGCACTGTTGATCAGCTCCACCGTGTTCTCGTTCGGCTACCTGAAAGCGAAGCTGGGGCAGGCCAACGAGGACTACAAGACGACGAAGGGCAAGGTGACTCCCCTGCGTAAGGCGTACTGGGTGTTGTGGTGGGAT